GGATACGTTTATCTCGCCTTCGTCTAGGAGCTGACCTGTGGCACCTTGTAACATATCTGACTTGGCCTTACCACTGGAACGGGCTATCACATCACCTATGGCCCCCGCTCCTGCGTGTAATCCACCACCTAGGACACCACCAAAGGTAATGTTCAGTAGAGAATCATATAAAGTGTAATCTGTTTGTAGTTCCATAAGTGGGAGAAGTACAAGAGGTTCTACTACTGCTGCGCCTACGACACCACTAGCCGCACCCACCTTTACTCTGACACCCGCTCTGGCTCCGGCACTACCAGCCTTGGCTAACATGTTTGTATATCTCGCAGTACCTACTACAGGTATGAAGGCCGATGCAATGTTAATTGGGTCAGCTAGGCTAACAGCAAGCCCTACCCCAATATGGGCGGCAGTAGATAATACCCCATCCGGCGCTGTTCTCATTAATGCCTTGCGCTTAGTCTCTTCTCTCTCACGCTCAATCAAGAGGTCAAGGGCTTCTTGGCTTATACCTTGTTCACCTATCTCTAGGCTTACCTGTGCATCCTGAACTTGCTTTAGTGCATCCTCTTGGGATATGCGTGGCTTATGCTGAATGGTTGTATCAGTAGGTCTTATTGGCCTATTCTTTTTAGCCTGTAGTTCCCCATAATCAAATAACGCTGTAAGTGGGTTCTCTATAAATAGTTGCTCAGCCGTCGCACCAAGGGAGGTGCTAAACGGCGTATCCATATCTTCTAAGGTCATGGACTTGTTTATACGGATATCATTAGGCATAGCTTAAAATCCTATGTTCTGCCAGAATGTAGGTATTGTTTTTTCTAGCTCGTCAAAGTCAACCACTAATGGTTCACCATCTTTATCAAGTATAGCATTCCCATTCTGATGCTCGAAAACAATTGATTTATTGTCCTGTGTGGTGCGGGCATTTGGAACTAATTTGTCTATGTACACTGCCTTAGCATCCTCTGGATTCATATCACTATCAGGTATCCAGAGTTCTATCTCACCATCTTTAAGCTTGTCAATCATGTTATCAACACCAGCTTCTATAGCGTTAACGTTACGTTCTGCTGGTATTCTGTAGCTTCCCTTGAGTTCGAACCTGTTATTGATTACCTTGTCCATAGCTGATTCTATTGCATCACCAGCAGAGGATTCCAATCCATCCGTCATGAGCTTCATTGCTAAGCTTTCTATGGCTGCTTTATTCTCATTAAAGAATGCTGGGTCTTTGGTTGTCTCACCAAACTCTTGTAGTTCTAGTTTCACATCGTCTACTATCTCTTGGTAGTCTTCATTCTCAAGTCTACCTTTATAATCCTTGTGGCTTACACTGATGGCCTCAGCTAGTTGAATCTGGTCTTGCTTGTTGGACATGTCACCAATCACCGTAACCCCTGACTTAACATTACCACTGTTCACAAGTTGTGAACGTACTAGGGTATAGTCATCACCATAGGCTTCACGCATGAAGTTAAGCTGGTTAACAACGTGTTCACCACCTTCACTGAAATCATTCAGTTGCTGCGAGAATCTTGACTCTAGGTCTTTAGGTAGTAGTGTTACTGCACGTGGGTTTATGCCTAGCTCTACTTGGTTAGCCTTCTGTACTGCGTTGTACTTAGTGATACTTTGCTGTATTGAGGCAAGCTCACCACTAGCCAAGGACTCTTGTAGTTCCTCATATGCGAACTGCCCGAACTTGGTATTCTGGTTAACATAGCCGGCTGGGTCAGCCTCAATGGCTTTCTGTCTCTGGTTGTATGCCTGAAGCAATACACCCATTTGCTTTGATTCCCGTGTGAAATTCTCCACACCCTGCGGGGCGTTCTTCTCAAATAACGCTTGTACTTCTTGTGGTGATGCATCTTTTAATTCCACTACGGCTTGACCGAATGCTCTAGCGTCTTCTATCTCTTCTGCTATCTTTGCTGCCTCTTCTTCCTTGAATGTGGTAGCTAGGTTCTCTTTGGTATACTTCTCAGCTAGGTCAGTGTCGTCTTGTCCTGTCTTAAGGAAGTTNATGTAATCCTTAGCTTCTTTGGTTGCACTTGTCTTGTTGATGTTCCCACGCTGGATTAGGTCTTTCTTGGCTACGTCGCTGAGGCGCTTCAATGTTCCTGCGTCGCCGTAGTTATCCCACTTACCTTTCTTGATTTCATCGATTACCAATTCGCCCTGACCTTGGTCGATACGTCCAGCTAACCAGCTAGTTGTTAGAGCGTTATAAGACTTGACACGCTCTTTATCCATATCCACAACACCACCTAGGGTGTTCTCCATGCCTACAAGGATTGCTTCCTGACGTCCTACAGCCTCTTCAAAATTAGTGCGTCCTAGTGCGACATCCTTTAACACAGCGTCCTTAGCTGCTGAGAAATCACTAGAGCGTTGCTGGATGTTACGCGCTGATTGGTGCTTAAGGTACATAGGCATAAGCTTTCTATTATAGAGAGTGTCTGCCTGCTGCTTAATAAAGTCACGTGCTTCCTCACTGGGAGCCGCTTCTATAGATGCTTTGATACGTTCGTTAAAGTCTGCACGTGAAGACTCTAGGTCTATATCTTCACCACGTGTACTGATGTCATTAAAACGCTCAGACTCAGCTAGGGATATCTCGTTGAATGCTTTCGTTGTATAGGCTGCATCATCGGCCTGCTTCTTGGCAGCGCCTAACTGGGCTATTTGTGAGCCTAGATTGCTTATCTTCTGACCACTCTCTATCTGCTGCTTAGCTAACAGGTCAGCATTCCTAACCTTTGCTCCACCTAGGTTAGGCTGTGTGTTGAAGTTGTTACCTCGTGGGATACGTGGCATTTATCACCTTCCTTATTAGGCTGCGCCTGATACTGATTTAGCTGCTTGACCTGCTGTTTCTAACAGAGTGCTTGTCATGCTATTGATTGCTGCATTGTGAACATTCTGAGCTTCTATCTCTCGTGCCTGTGACGCTAGGTCAGCTCCATACTGCGCGTTCAGGGCTGCAAGTTCTGCCTCTTCTGCTGACGCTCGCATGACCTCCATGACGCTCCCGCTTGCCTGTACACCAGATTTAGCCGCCGCTACCTTCTGAGCGCCAAGAGTCTTCCTAGCCTGCTTGGCTATGGAGTCTTTTTTAAATATTGCCTGTAATTGTCCTAGCTCGGATTCTCTAGCAAGGCTCTGCATCTGTGCCTCGGCTGCGCTCTTCTGCCCGAACACTGATGTTATACCACCTGCTACATTTAGTCCGCCGCCTATTAAGGCGAATTCTGCTCCAGTACACATTAGTTGTTAGTCCTCACTTTACTCATTATAGCCAATATAGTCATCGGTAGTGGTTGGTCCTGTCTGATGAATGCTCGCCCTTCCATATCATATCCGTGATTGAATGGTACATCCTTGTCACCGGAGAATCTGGGAGCTGCACTGTCCATCGGGTCTGCTGTATTTCTGAATTTGATTATATCAAGCTTATCTTCACTTGGCCCATACTTTGCACCTAGTGTATCAAAGAATCTTAATGTTAGCTGGGAAATTCTCTTTATCTTACCTTGAGCTGAACCATCCGCGGAGCCTGCTTCTATCCGCATTGTCTCTAGGTCAGACACATAACCTAAACCTACACTAGCTTTTTCAACAGCCCTATCAAGGGTTATCTGACCTGACGACACAACCTTATCCGCCTGCACTGCACCATCACCAAGCACTTGAACTGTCTCGCCTTCTAAGTGAGTAAGGCCAGTGATGGTAGTGGTGGATGCTCCGTCATACTGGATACCAGAATCAACGTAGAAGTCATCTGAATCTAAGGCGGTGATAGGGTCTCTACCAACCTGTATAACTTCTATGTGTCTAACTGTTGTGCTGTTAACATACCGCTTAACACTAAGCCATATCTCATCTTCATTGTCGTTCGGTATCACACATACGCTTTCTACTTGCGCTTGTGTTCCATTTGCATCTGATACCCCACCCATGATGTGCTTATGCCATCCTATCACCTCTTGGTCACGCTCGTATGTCATGCCGAGTAATGTACCATCTTTCTTGACCATCCATACAATAGAGTCGGGTGTACGCTGGTACTCAAGTTCGGTGATACCTGTGCCTGTTATGTGCTCAGACAGTAGGGTAAGGTCTGGTGCAGTGTAGCTGTCAGACTCAAATTGATAAGTAAACTGTCTTAGCTTCCTGCTTGCCCGCTGTGCAAACACTAGTACACCGTTGGCACGTACTGGCGTTATATAGGCGCTACCATATTCCGTCTGCCTAACAATCTTTATATTGCTTGGGGTTATCGCCTCTTCACGGCTAGATGCTGATAGAAGGAACTCACCACCTACCGTACCAATCGTAAGTGACTTACCACTACTAAGCCAGCGTATTGCATTAACTTGGTCTGAGGCTATTGTATACTTGACACTGTTGTCATCCTCTGCGCCGGTGGTGAAGTCATTGTATATGTTAGAACTACTGCCCCATATCGTTTGTGGGTCTGAGGTAGTTCCTGCGTACATTAGACGTTGTTCAAAAAAGGTTACACTGGATGGATAACCAGTAGTATCTGAGAATGCTCCAAGCCTCCAAGTGGTTTGTGCTGATGTGCTTACAAAGTTATCTATCACTGTCGCTGTTACTGATGTAGCCGTGGAGTAGGCCGTTATCATTGCGTATCCAAAATCACTGCCTTGGTCTATGCGTACATAACGTCCAACGTCAGTAGATACAAACAAGTTTGCTGATGCTGTTAGTGTGATACCACTACCTGTCGTTGCGCTCGGAGCTATAGTTGTAGTACCAATGTTCTCATCAAGGAAAGGTGGTACAACCCACGTCTCGTCAGCGATACTGAATGTATCCACCGCTGTTCGTGATAGTCTACGTGGGGGATGGTTAGGATGAACAATGAATAAGACATCTGCTGACTGTACGAATTGTAGCTCAAATAGTTCCGCTTCTAAGTAGTTGGTAGCTATCTCACTAGATACGTTTATCTGGCTTTGGTCTCGGTAGAACCTACAGTAGAGGTTCCCGAACTCGATAACGTAGGCTTGCTCTACAGAGAACTGGAAAGGGATAAGCCTAACCTTCTGAGAACCAGTCTTGTTAGATGCTATGTACTTCGTACCGCCACGGCGGGTTACTCCACCATGAGGATAGATGAGCATGTTCTTTAAGGTTTGAACTCCATTGGCATATTTCGATATATCTACCCTGCCTTCTAGGCGTGGGGATAATTCACCAGCGGTAAAGTTCGTCTGTATGTAGGATGCTTTAGGCATACTTAAAACCTGCTGTTAAGCCACTCGTCCGCAAGGATTGGGTATGGTATACCTTCTTGCCCGTTAATACTTTTAGCTTTACGCAAAGCTTGCTCCGCGTCGCGTGCTAATAGGTCGGTTAATGTATTGTTGTCTGATAAGTTATAAGCTAATCTTGACGCTAGTGTGTTCCACATAACATCTACGAATACACTATCAAATTGCGCTGTGTCTTCTATACGCGCTATGTATTCTATCTTGGCTGTGTCTGTGTTGGCTAACAGCTTCTTACCTTCTACCCTGAATTCTAAATTCTTATTGTCAAGGTACATTACACGAAGGCAGTCAGCGGGTAGCTGATATTCGGATGTAAATTCAAATGCTGGGGTTGTTGTAAGCTTCGCTAGTTCCACACGCTTAATAGCAAAGTTCCATGGGTGGGAACGGAGTAAGCTATCTCTGGTGTCAGCGTAGAAAAGGTTGCATAATCTTGCAGCCTTGGAGGCTTCGGTCAGGGAGATGATTGTATCTTCACCTATCTTAGTTAATGCAAAGTTGCAAATATCTACTTCAGAGGCCATTCTCTCACCTTATAAATTAAAGGGGCACTATGTACCCCTTGTCTAGTCTTAGGGTTATCTTAGTCTAAAGTATAGAACAACTCTAGGGTAAGAGTACCTCCAACGTTAACTGCTGCGTCTTTCAAAGTGATTTTGATATCTAATTCACCTTTAGGGTCAGAAGTTTGGCCGTTTACGTGCTCATACAATTTCTTGCCATAGTTAGCTACGTCTTTAACTACTGCTGTTTCAATAGCTGCTGCTGCTGAAATACCATCGTTAAGGGCGTCGTCGTCATCTGTGATAACAGACTTGCCATCTAGGTTGAACACGCCAATATCTAAAGTAGGTGCGCCAGATGAAGCTAGGTCATCACCGTATAATTTAGATGCACCTAGGATTACAGCGTTGCTTGGTAAGCGAGCCATCAAGTAAGTAGAGGTTGCAGAGTCAGCGGAACCAACTTCTACAGTCTCAACTAAGCTTCTTACTGCACCGCCAGAAATTCCCGGATTTGCAAATTGCGAAGGGTTTGCATCAAGACCAGTGATGATTTTAGAACCCTTTAAGTTTACTACTGCCATTTTAATTTACCTTTTCAATTATTCAGCACAAGCGATTTCAACAACTTTCTCTTCTTCCATACGAGTAGCACCGAACATTTCAGAACGGAAAACTTGTACAGAGTAAGACTTGTCAGCACGCTCAGTGATGCGAGTTTGGTTGCCGTTGTTACCAGTTGCAAGTAAAAGACCATCTTCGGCCCATGCAATAACTTGACGGTCACCATTGCTATCAGTGGTTAAACGTTGAGTTTGGACGAACTTGAAGCCCATGAATGTGTCTACTTCACCTTGTACCAAAGCTTTAACACTATTGTAATCAGCATCGATTACTTCAGTAGTCGCTAACAAATCATCTAACTGTTTAGCAGTGATAGCCATGTAACGTGGAATATCTGGGTCAACGTCAGCAGCGTTAAGCTTCTGTGCAGCCGCACGGAGTTTAGCTAAAGTCAAACCAGAAGAGTTAACAGCAATCTTTTGGCTTGCTGGAAGCGCTACGATAGTGTCGCCATTCTTACCAGTCTTAGCATTGCCTAGAGCCGCTTCAATTATGATATCATCTTTAGCTTTGTTCATAGCCATCATTGCAGATTTAGCATAATGTGAAGTTGGGTCAATAAGCATCTTAACTTTATCTGCGTGGTCGATAAGGTCGGCCCACTCAAAAGTGCTAAGAGTTACAGCGCGGCGTGAGTGTGGGGTGTCGATGCGAGGTGTGTCAGCATGACGTGAAGTACGAGCGATTGCGGCAGTTTCACCAATTTGCTCATAAAAACCAATCTCGCCATTCTGGCTTTCCATGCGGACTTTACCCATGAAGCGAGAATCTTTTTGCTG